AGACGTTTTTCGCTTTCTATCTTGTCATTAAGCTGACCTAATAAGATGTTCATAGAGTTGAATTCCTTACGAACCTTAATCATTAGTTTACCAAACTCTGCTAGAGCTTGCACTTCATTCTCACCTACCTCTGGCTGTATAAGCAAGGTGTGATCAAGTGTAATGATTAGTTGGTCGTCCGGAAACTTCTTATGAAACTTCTGAATGACATCGTAGATCTTGTACCTAGAAGTAGGTTCTTCTATGTAGTAGATCGGTTGTCCTTTCATCTCGTTAAGTGTGTTCTGAAAGAACTCATACTGTTGAGGTGTCAACTTCTTGTAGGCACCCAACAGTTCAGCATATGACATACCAGTTGCTGCACTTGCACGACGAATAACCTCATCAGCTGCACTCATCTCGAAGCCAAAGTGTAGTACTTTGAATGGCTTACGATACTCAGAGTTCAGCTCTGGGTTAAAGAAGTCTTGGATAAGCATGTTCAGGAAGAATGATTTACCGTGCCCGGAAGCACCAGCAATCAAGTAGTTGTTACCAAAACGTAGACCACCCATCATAAGGTGATTAAACCCTTTCCATCGAGTCTTTAAGACGCTAGGTTCATCAGACATTCCTTCTTTAACAAGGATGTCTGCTTCTTCTAATACTTTGTCTAAAGGTTTGGGAAAGGGAACACCGCTAATAGATTGTCTCCCCTGGTAACTCATTGTTTCCTGCTTCTTTTCTTACTTCCATTTCTTCTTGTATGGCTTCCCACTGCTTAGAGTCGAACCACTTCCTAATGCCCATGTTAACGAGCTTATTCTGTACGGCATACTCCAACGCTTGTATGATGTCTTTGTGTTTGTCTACACGCATACCAATTTCTTTGGCGTAATCCTCAAAGAACTTGTCTTTGTCGGTGTTGCGAGCAGCAAAACGTTTACCATCAATGTAGAGCATTCGAGGATACATATCCCAGAATTCTCTAGCGGGTGCTTCTTCATCATCGAAGTATAAACCCTCAAGGAATTTATCCGTAACAATATACGAATCCATGAGGTATTCATCTCCTTTGTTTAGGTCTATTACTAAACCCTTATCCACAAGTGCATCGATTTCTTCAGGTTCAAAACCTTCACCTTCCACCACGTATTTATACAAAGGTGCATAGTCTTTTTTGTGCACGATTGTTAAGAACAGTAGTTGGTTGGCGTTGATTTGAAACTTACATAGTGTGTCGATAAACTTCTTGGTGTTGTCAATCATAAGGTAGGTAGGTATAAGAACGTTTGTATTGAGCTTCTTGATCTATATAGAGATCGTATAAGCATTGTTCTATTTCACTATCACTGTAATTTCCCTCTAGTTTCTCTCTTATTTTCTCATTTGTTTGCGAAAAGGTTATATCGCCCTTGACTAATAGGATTGTCAACTGTGTTTGCAGTTCCCTGTAAGCGGTCGACGATCTCTTGAATGCTGTTAACATGAACGATGTTTGTTGATTTCTTCTGACGTGCACGTAACCACCTCTCGTCTTGTGTCCCTTTGATGTAGATGTTGATAATCACTGCATGTTTACCTTCTTGGTGACGTATTGCTCGACCTGTTCTTTGTAGATCTTGTCGAGTAGATGACGTACCTGAGCTGATAATAGCAAGATCAATACCTCGTACATCAAATCCTTCATCCAAAGCTTTTGCTGTATGGATAACATTGACCGGACATTGCTCGTCATTAAACAAACGTAGGTTTGTACTCTTAACTTTTTTAGGCATCTTAGAGTGGTAGTCTACTGATGTGTTTTGCATTCTGTTTTTCAGCATCGTAGTAAACTCCACACCTTCAGAAAAAGTAATAGCTTTTTTATCACTGAATGTGTTAAGCAATTCTATTACTGCGTCAACTTTGGACGGAGCAAAGTACAAAAATTTCTTGCGCTTTGCCATGTTCCTGTTGAAGTTTAGAGCATAAACCATTACGTCTTGTGGGTCCTTTTTGTACAGTCTAGCATAGCTATTTCTGTACTCAGGATTAGACAAGCACGACATGGCGGCATTAAAATCGTGATTGAACTGAGCGAAGTTGAAGTGGAAATCCTTGTTCATCTTGTCGTAGGTTTTCTTATCCTCTTCGTTCATTTCAATTCCCAGGTTGAAGACTGTAAAGTCTGATACATACCCGTTAGCAAGTGCATCATCAATCGTTACAGTATCAATGACCGGAGCATAGGTGCGCAGTAGCGCGTCTCTATTGTCCTTCCTGTCAATGGTAGCTGTAAGACCAAGGATAAACTTGTACGTGGTTTGCTGAAACACTTTGATAAACTCTGTAGATGCATAGTTATGTATCTCATCCAACACAAGCAGGTCTGCCTGTCTTGGTGCTTTTACCGCAGTGTTGATTACCATCACTGTTACGTTCTTCAAACTGAAGTTCTGTATCTCCTGTGTCCACTGGGACTGGAGATATAATGTAGGTACTATCACAAGAGTAGTACGTTCTGGATGCTTTGCATTCATCTTCTGAATGGTAAGCAAGGCAACAAAAGTTTTACCGAAGCCGGTTACAGCTTCTAGTGTACCCTTAGCTTTGTTCTTGATCTACTTGTCTATTACTTGTTCTTGCCTTTTGAGCTTCTTCTGATTTATCTTCATAGATCAATTAGGTTAAACTTATTTGCAGCACTATCGTACTTGTACTTGAAGATTCTTTTCTTCTTCACATACGTTCTCTTAGGTTTCTTAGATGCTTCCATACCTTTTTTCGCTATAGCTTTTACCTTACTGGTGTTAAGCTTAGATTCTATAGTTCTTTTAGGTATGCTTGCACCTGGTTGGTCCAAGGATTGTATGATGAGATAGATCTTCTGAATCTCTCTGTAGATAGCAGTCTTAATTCTATCCTCTAGAAATGGAGTATGCATGTACTGAGCGAGACCATCGATGTAGCTTGCCCAGTATTCTTTACGTTCTTGCAGACTCAATTCCTCATAAGGCTTTGTATTGTTATTCATTACTTTTCCCATGATGTAGAAACATTAGTGTCTGCTTTCAACAGACCGTTAGGTATAGCAGTCAATGCTGCTTTTTCCATGATACTCTTCATCTCTTCCTTCCACGTATCAGCATAGTCTTTATGTACTATGGTATCTATCTGATCATGAACAGTCATCACTATCTTAACCGGTAAGTCATTCGTTAGAATATACTTACGCATTAAGACGAGTGCTTCTTTGGTCATATCAGCACCGGTACCTTGGATAGGGGTATTCTTAGATGCTCGTTCAATAGCACCAAAGGCTTTCATGTCCTCCATTTTAGGAGACCAGTTAGAAAACCATCGAATACGTTGGTACGGAGGGAATGTTTTAATCATTCCGTTCTTGGTACCGTACTTACCCATAGTAGTAAGGAAGTTCTTGATACGTGGAAAGGCTGAGAAGTAAGTACTGATTAAGTTCTCAGCTTCTTCAATCTCTATCTGCAGTGTATCGGAAAGTTTGTGTGCACTCATACCGTAGGCAAGACCAAAGTTGATACTCTTCACTTGAGTACGTAGCTTCCCATGCTTGGGACAGTTACACTTGGCTTTGTTCCGGCTAAAGAATGCACAGTCTTTCTCTGCGGCTTCCACCCATCTGTTCCCAAAGACCAGCTCAGCACATACTGAATGCAGATCTTGCCCTTGTTCCAATGCTTGCAACCATACAGGATCACTAGAACCGGTAGCAATGATGCACAGTTCTTGTGAGGAGAAATCTGACGAGACAAACACATGGTCTTTATCTGCAATGAATGCATTACGATAGGTGTTGTCTGCAGGAATCTGCTGCATGTTCGGACTGCTGGAAGAAACACGACCGGTGTCTAGTATCTGACGGAATGAGGTATGTATTTTACCGTCACTCTTTAGGTACTTGTCCAGGAAGCTTGGACCATATGCATTGTAGAGTTTCTCCTTCTCCTTGAAGGTGATGTACTTTGCAATGATCTCATGCCTGTGTTTGATGTTCTGCAGTAGCTTACCATTGACACTGTCTAGTAGTGGTTCAATGGTTTGGAACAAGTGGAGCACTTGCTTGGGTGAAGAGAAGCTGAGGTTCTTCTTTAATGTTGCCATTAAGGTTTCATCAGCACTGTCGAATAAAGACAGGGTATATGATTTGGGTACTACATGGCTAAAGGTTGGATCATTAAGCACTGCACTATAG